TCCTGTGTATATATACCACATTGCTTCACCAATGTTATCACGTGTAACGACTAATTCAAAAAGTTCGTTTCGTTTTTCATTTGCTTGCGGACCATCTGTTTGATATTGTGGTTTCATTAGAGGTCTCAAAACATTCCAATATTCTACAAAATTAGATGGCACAATTTGATTTATCAATATAGATGTATTACCACATATTTTAATAATCATATCAGCTGCTTGTTGCATGGAAGCTTTTTGTTGCGATGTACTAGCACCATCAGCGTCTATATTATTCTGTATGTCTTTATTCACTAATAATTCTGTTAGTAATTTATTTGCTGAACTAGAAACATAAAAATATCCAATCACATCTGAGAAAGCGGATTTAAAACCAGGATAAACAATCAGAACCACAATAACGGCACCGAAAATTAATGACCATGGAATAAAAGTGAATGTTCCTGATGCTGACATGTTTTGTGTAATATTTCCTCCACAAGTTTGAGTTATTAGATAAGCATTTACAATAAATTGTATTACTAAAATTGCAAAAAAATAAACCGCTAAATACAGTTTATTGCTGTTTAAATAATTATTATAATTATCAGTATTTGTCATGTCATCATATTTCAAAGTAGGTTTCAAAGCCAAATAATAAACAAGTGTTGTTAATAAAAAAGTAAGAATATTCAAATAACTATTTGCCATATATTTAATATAATATATATATTGATTATTATATATTATATATTATGTATAATTTAATTTATAATTATAAATGTATTTAATATGATAATGGAGTATGTAGAGATACGTCCACCAAGATTAGTAGAAAGTGGTGTTAAATATTTCTTAAATGAAACACTGAAACAATGTCACATATTTAAAGAAAGATTTCATAATTGGATTTTCAATATAGGGTTATTTTTATTATTTTTATCAATTTTAGGATGCATACTAATTTATAAATATAAAGGAAAAATGTCACATATGGAAAAACAAAGAAGAGATAGAGAGAAACAACAATACATTTTATCCAAAGTACAGAAATTTCAGCTTGCTAAAAAACAAGCACATCAAGAGTTAATCACCGGTTTGCCTAATTGGGAAAGTGAATTTGAAACTTTCAATAAAAAATTGGTTTATTGATTCATCTTATGTAAATTTTTAGTTTACAACAAAATTATTAAATATTCTATATATATAACCATTATATATAGAATATTTATATCAATGTCAATTTCAATCTCAACAACCGATGCATTTAATGAATATTATAAATTGAAAAATAAATATGAAAGTGATTATAACAAAGATAAACAAAAAATAATAAAAAATAAGCAAATGAGTTGGAAAGAAAAGCGAAATGAATTCAAACAACTGAAACCAAAATGTATAAATTGCAAACGTCCCGTAGGAACCATTTTTTCCATAAAACACAGCGGAGAACCCAATGACGATTTTAGAGAATTAAAAGCAATATGTGGCAGTTTAAGTGAACCTTGCACTTTAAATATTAATATCAACGCTGGAGTTACATATAATATGATGGAACACATTAAAGAATTAGAAAAAGATATTGAAAATTACAAAAATGAAATTATTGAATACAAAAATAAATTACTTTTTGGTTATACTAAAACAGAAACCGCGGTTGAAAATTTTGATAAAATTAAAGAAGCTATTAATGATACCAGTTTTTTATTGAATATTAATTATGAACATTTATTTGATATTGTGGATAATAAAATAACTAATGAAACCATTGCAAAATTAAAAGAAGAAGTCTACATTTTAATAAATGAAATAAAAATGTCAATTAAAAAATTTGATTCAACTGGAAACGTCCAATTTATAAGGGATTCAGTTGATATTTATGTAAATCAAATGGGATCAAAATTGAAAGAACTATTAAATCTCAAATACAAGGTTAATTTAGTTGAGTTTGACGAATCTGAAGGCGTATATCGTTTGATACAAAAAAAAACAGGTATTGCGGACCTAGAAGATAGTTATATAGCTCCTTCTGTAATAAATTTCAATTATGGCGAAATTTATGTGGGGAACGTTGGTGAAAAACAAAAGGCACGAACAAAAACTGGAACAAAAAAACAACTGGTTATTGAAACTAGTCCATTAGATAAAGAAAATGCCGCTGAAACACTTGTTGGTGTAACAGTGCGACCAACTTACAATGATGACGGAACAATTACATGGGAAAATGCCGAATTTCAAGCTATATGGAATAAATTGTCGTCTAGATATAAACAAACATTGTTAAGAGATGGCAACAGAGAATGGTTATTAGAAACAATGAATAAATACGTTAAATATAAAAAAGAAAATAAACCTTTGGAGTTTGCAACACCAAGTAATCTTATTTTCCCTCCTCAAATTTTAGAAGACGGTAAGTATGATTTTGGAAATGAAATTTACAATGAAATTTTTAACAAACAAGACAAATCATACCAAAATACGCTTTTAACATTATATACTGAGAAAAATGATGTAAGAGATTACACCATGCTGGTGGATACTTTGAATAATTTAATCAAACAGGAAGTTGGATTTAACAAATATGTGTAAATAATATATTTGTAATATATAACACAAGAATTCAAAATAAAATATGATATTAGAATACATTTCATTCCGTATATTTATGATTAGTTTTGCAATTGGTTTATTTTTCGTATACATTTACGGTCCAGAGATGAAAACAATCTATATTTATCCTAGTCCTGAAAATATTGATAAAGTTATATTTAAAGATAAAGCTGATAATTGCTTTAGTTTTCAAGCAAATGAAGTTGAATGTCCAAAAAATGAATCAATATTAAGCAAAATTCCACTCCAAATTTAATATAATTATTTATATAATATATAATTATATCAATTAATAAATGAATTTACATCTAGGTAGATTTCTCCATTCAGAAAATGGAAAAAGAATTATGTCCATTTTATTGGGTTTTGGATTAGCATCTTTATTTAGAGCTGTTTGTAAAGACAAAGATTGTGTGATATTTCACGCACCTCCTTTAGAAGAAATTAAGGATAAAATATATAAACATGACAATAAATGTTATAAATATACAACAAAATCAACAAGTTGTGATAAAAACAAAAAAATAATTGACTATTAAATGGCTTGCTACACGAGATTATTCTAATTGTATTGTATATATCTTGATTTGCGTAATTATTATAATCAATCATTCTTTATAATAATTATAGTGTCAATAAAAGTAAAATGAATGATTCATCAAATACAACTACAAGTATCATGGATTTACCAACTGATCCAGCAAATGGTGGGAATATGAATAATAATATAAACCTAAACGCTAGTGAACAAATACCGCAATTAAATATGCAAAATATGAATTCTAAGCAAAATACAAGTTCCATAAGTTTAGACCAAACAACTATAAATCAAATTGTAAATGGTCTTCAGCAAGCAAGCGCAACTGGTGCAACACAATTACCTTCTAGAGATATACCTATGACAACTAATAATTTAACACATGATATGAGTATTCAACCAAATTTTATACCACCAGTTTCACAAAATCAAATGCATGACGAAGGTGACTATATAAATAATTATCAACAAGCAGGCGATATTATGAATGAATACAATTCAAATATTGAGCGTTCTAGTTCACTTGATGATATGTATAATGAAATTCAAGTCCCGATATTACTAGCAGTTCTTTATTTTTTGTTCCAATTACCATTTTTCCGAAAATTTTTATTCTCTTACTTTCCAGTGCTTTTTTCAAATGACGGTAATTTAAATATAAACGGATATATTTTTATGAGTTCATTATTCGGAATATTTTATTATTTATTGAACAAATTAAATACACATTTCGGGAAATTTTGATTGTTTGATTTTTTATTTGAATAATATTAACTCTTTATTTAAATAAAAACCTAAATTATTTTTGTTGTAATTCAATAAACAAATTAAATATTGATCATTATTTAATATTTTTTTATTAATCAAATAAATTACTTCTAGTTTTAGTTTTGCATCATTGTTATAGTAATCTGTAACCATTCTTTGAAATATATATTTATAAACTTCTTGAGAGTTTTCATTATTATTAAAATAACTATGACAATAATTTAATATAGTGTATGCTAATTTATTATTATTATATGCAAGGACCTTATCAACCCCTTGCAAAATTAAATCTATATTATTATAAGGTTTCAAATAATTTGATATAATTCCTGGATAGTCTCCATAAAATAAATCAAATAATTCAGGGTTTTCTCTTTGAACAATAGTCATAATTGCTTCATCTATTTGATACCATTCTTCATTGTATATTTGATCCACCTTATTTTTAAATAAATCAATATATTTTAACAAGTTCTCAGTTGAACCAGAAAATAAACCACCTGCCGTATGATGATATATATTACAAAATATATCTTTATCTCTTACATTTTCTATATAAGGATTAATACATAGCTGTTTAATTTTATCAGGAACAAATAAAATCCATTCGTGAATTTTTTCGGGAGTCTCAGCTACGTGATTTATACCAAAATCACACCATATAAAATGAGAACTATTAAATGGGTTTTTAGATATTGCAGTTTCCATAAAAAAAAATTTATTATTGTTCAATATTATATACAATGGTGTTTCATGATTTAAATCGCCATTGTATATTGTAAATTTACTTTGTAACTCTTGTATTTGATTTAAATACTTGTAAAAATAAGTATTTTTAATATCTATTTTAATTATTTGAGTCCTATCCATATAATTCATTCTTTCGGAATTAATAATATTAATTAACGATTCATCGTCTTCTTTATTACAATCGTCCGAGGCGTCACCGTCATCTACATCAGTAAAAATTATTAGAGGATATGGTAATTTCAAAATAAATTGCTTGGCTAAATCAAAATATTTTTTTTTTTGACGATTTGCATTGACATCTATATTTTCTAATTTTCTTATATCATAAAACATAGTTACAATAGTTGGATAATTATTCATTACTTATAATTTGCAATCTTACATATTTACAATATAAATTTTTATGTAATTTTATTAATATTAAATATATTTTTCCATTTTAATAAATTATTTTCATTATTATTAATCATGAATTTCTTAATTGTTTCCTTTTTTTGTATTAAATAATCATGTGTGATATTTGTTGACTTTGACTCAAGATCACTCCAACTATCAAAATATTCAAATAAACAAGTATTTTCATCAATATACCATTCAGACAAATCTATACTTTCCTCTAAAAACTGAGGACGATCTTTTTCTTCCCAGTAATACCATGATTCTGTAGCGATTAATTCTTTTATAAATTTTTTTGATGGTATAAAATAAATTATATAATATCCCAAATTTTCCCATAATGATTGTATATTCACTTGATATGGTAAGTGTATGAATCCTATGTATTCACAAATTTCTTCAGAATCTTTGTATCTATTATAATTTTCACCAAATATTAAGTAATCAATATTATGGGTTTTCAAAATGTCTTCATAGTTGTTTATTGTAGTTCCCCTATTATAAATAAAAAATTTATTTTTACTTAGTAAATGAATCTTATCACATAAGTATGGTGTTAAATTAATACATTTTTCATATAAAAAACTAATATCGTGGCATTTTGCGTAATATTGATCATAGTTGTTATCCGCACAAAATATTACTCTATCACTATAATGTTTTGACACATCTGAATATAATTTCAAATAATCATGATCTTTGTCTCCAAAAAAACCCCAGTCAAAACGATTTGTAACATAAATAATAATAAAAAAATCATGTTGATCTATATTTTGTAAAAAGGGTCTTGCTAACATTGTTGTGTCTGTAAACAATAAACATTTATAACTATTTATATTTGTTTCATTTTTATAATATCTCCAAATTTCATCAGCGTCTTGCATGTTAATAAAAAAACCAGTGTATACACAACTCTCAGTTACAAGTTGGCTACCCATATTTAAATAATTAAAAACGTTTTCTATGTTTTTGCGCGTTCCTATATGAGATGTTAAATGTAATGTTTTCATAAAGAAAATAAATATTAATTTACATTATATTGATATTTATTTTTTAAACTATTACTATTAATATTGTTTACTATAAAAAATTATTATATTTCGTAATAAAATAATAAAATTTATAATTTATAATTTATTACTATAATCAGTGAATGATTAGCAGCTATATTAATAAATTAATAGAAAATTTACCACTTGAAATTAAACAAAATCAGGTAAATAAAACACCGATGAAGGTTGATTTAATATTAGATGGTGGTTTGTTTAATGGTAGTTACTTAGTAGGGGCATTGTATTTTATAAAAGAAATGGAGGCGCGAAAATATATAAAAGTGGAACGAATATCCGGTTGTAGCATCGGTTCCATAGTAGGGTTTCTCTATTTCATTGATGCTTTAGATGAACTGCCGTCTTTATATGAGGCGTTATTGATTGATTTTAAAAACCAAAACAATTTCAGTTTGATTAAAAATTTGAAACAAAAGTTGGTTCATCGTATTCCAAATAATATTTGTGAGAAAGTATTTAAAAGGCTTTATATTTCTTTTAATAATGTCAAAAGTGGGAAGAAAATAGTGAAAAAAACATACCGAGATGTAGATGAAATATTTGACTCTATTATTAAATCGTCATATATTCCTTTTGTAATAGATGGAAATTTGGTTTATCAAAATAAATACATGGATGGTTTGAACCCATATATTTTTAACTGTAAAAACAACAAGCCAACTACACGAAAGATTATATTCATGGATTTACTTGGGTTTGATAAAATTGGGTATACACTAAACGTAAAAAATGAGAAAACGAATTTCCATAGAATTCTCTCTGGGATGTTAGATATACATAATTTTTTCATTAAGGATGGTTCGCAAACCCAAATGTGTAGTTACGTTAACCATTGGTCACTGTATAATTACTTTTTAATGAGTATACGATACTTGATAGAAAAAATTATCATCTATAAAGTATATTTTTTGAATGCGATTAACATAAATTTACCCAACAAATTTAAACAAGGAATAATTTATAAATTGATGAGTAAAATGGGGAGTGAGATTTTGGGTCTGGTTATCCACAGCAACTTTTAGAATCCACCTTTCAAAAAGGTGGAGCCAAACAATGTTTGAAAAAAGTTACATTTATTTCTTATAAGGGTCATTTTTCAAGTTAAATCCAAAATTAAATAGCTTTTTGGATTTTCGTGATGATTTTTTCTTTTGCGTCTTATTTTTCTTTGTTTTTGTTATCTTCTTTGTCTTTAATTTCTTTGTTATTTTTTTTTGTTTGTCTTTACTTTCCACAATTATCTCTGTTTTTTTTTTCATAGTTTCTGGTTTGTAATTCAAAAACCATTCTTCATAATCCCGTGTTCCCTTTTTTGTCTGAAGTTCTTTAAACTTTTTTGCCTTTTGGGCGCGCATTTCTTCAATAGATTCTTGATGACCATAACAAATAATACTGAATCTTTTTAGCAGTCCTTTCTGTTGTAATCTATTTTTTTGTTGTACATCAAAAAGAAATTTTGACATACATAAAATTCTCTCTGAAAATTCATTGTAATAATCACGATTTGTGTACAAAAATGATAAATAAAAGCTCAACATAGTGTCTATTGTTGCTATTTTAACTTTTTGGCCATGAATTTTAAGAATATTGTAACTATGACATGCAATAGGTTTATAAATAAACGCAATAGTATCATTCTCTATTCGGACTTCATAATGTTCTGGAATAATTTCACCAATTGGTTTGTGATAAAGTATTTTTGCCTTATTGATGCCTACGTCTTTCAATCTTTCTACGACTATTTCAGCTGTTGTCTTTGGTTCATGTGATATTACATCAAAATCAGCAACCTTTTCTAACTTTTTTTGTAAATTTTTCGGCATATATTGCGAATAGAGTGAAATAGCATAACCACCAAAGAAAACAACTCCTTGATTTATTAATGTATTTTTCACATTTTCATAAATTTCATCTTCACTTGTTTTATCCTCCATTTCTCTCTGAAAATCTATATCATTACAATTTATTGACGTGAGTGGATAGTTTTTGTTTAATAATGCTAAACGTTTCAGTACTTTTTCCCATCTTGATATGTCTCCCGCAGGTCTGGAAAGTTCTAAATACATTGACATTCTCAAAAAATTAGGAGGAGCATATAATATTCCAGATACTCTAACAGAATCTTTTTTAAGTGCAGTATATATTTCTTTTGGAAGTTGAGTTAAATCTGCGACTGGTATAAAATTGACAAACACTTTGTATGTGCCGTGATGTTGTCCTGATTTTGCTTCAACGTCAGTATATCCGTTTTTATAATACAAATCTGCTAATTCTTTTGCATCACTTAGAGCATCAGGTGTGAAAAAATCATAATCTGGTATTTCAACATCTTTATTGTAAAACTGGTCTTCTAAAGGTAATATATTGTTGATTGCGGTGCCTCCATAACAAATTAAATTTTTAACTTTTATAAAATCTTCTACGATAACAATCATTTTCTTAATTTCATCGGAATTAACAATGCGCTTGGCTAATTTTTCTTCCGCGTTATCAACCGCCATACGCAATATTGCTAATTCGCAATCTTGGAATGTCAAACCCTTGCATATATTTTTGTGGGGAGATTCATGATGTTTTGTAGATTTACTTCTTTTTCCTTTGTTTTTCATATTTTTAGTTTATTGTATCTATGTTATAATACGTAGATAAAATAAATTCCACCTTTTTAAAAGGTGGAGCCAAACCGCAAACTTTTTTGGATTACAACTTTCTAATAATAAAATCGTTGGATTTGGCTCCACCTTTTCTAAAGGTGGATTCTAAAAGTTGCTGTGGACTACGTTCCAACTACCAGTATTCACCTCAATTCTAGTTGATTTTTCAGATTGTTTAACTGATTCCACTTGTTTACGTGTTTTATCATATAATATTGTGTAATCATCGCAACTTTTATACAATAACATAAAATATTGTATTATCTCATCTTCGCTACAATCTGTCATGCTATAACATTTCATTTCTGAAAAATTATTATTATCTAATATAATACACAAGTTTTCGCTATCTTCTTTATTATCTAACAATATAAAGTCGTTTGTTTTGTCGTTATACAATTTTTTCAAGAGATCTAATTTGTTATAAAAAGTATCTAGTCCTAAAATACAATATTGTTTTTTATAATTTAAATTGATTATAGTATTGCAATATTTATATTCATAATCTTTACGTTTCCATATTTGACTATAATCACATCTAAATTTTTCATCTTCATAAGCATCGCGTTGTTTCATGAGATTATCAATATCGTATTTTGCATATGTTTCTCTATTCAAATTCCATATAATTCTGTTAATTTCAGAATTTCTGATTAATGAAAAATTGTTGTTATTATTATTCATATATTGAATATAACCCAATTTGTGAATTCTAGCAATCTTTGTATTCACGGCAGTTCTAATTAATACTTCGTAATCATCAAGAATTGGCAAATACTCACAAAAATTACCCATTTCCATCAAGGTTTTTTTCCTCCATATTCTTGGATGATTCGGAACACTTACAATATGATTTAGCGTAATATTATTGATATTTGGTGTAATAGCTACATAAACCCATTTACCTCTAATTTTTTGTCTATAATAACCAGAATATCCTAATGCAAAAAAATTACCATAATTAAAATTTGAGCCATCTTCATATATATTTATGAAGTCCATATAAACAAACCCAACATCGTTATCATTATCAAATACATTTGTTGCATCTAATAAAACATCTGGTAAAATTTCATCGTCGTGATCCATTTCTAAAATATATTTACCACGACACAAAGAAATAGCTTCATTTTTTACATTTCCTATGTTACCATTATTTTCACTTCGTTTATACAGGCGAATTCTTTTATCATTAATTAAATGTTGTTTTAAAAATACAAAATGTTCGTCATTTGGCGAGTCGTCTAATATTACCCATTCCCAATCTTTCATTGTTTGGGTTTTAATACTTTCATATGCTCTTAATATTTTATCATAAGAATTATAACATGTTGTGAAAAGTGAAAAAACTGGGCGGTTATCAAATTCTGTTACAACGCAAGAATGTAAATAACAATAATTTACACCCCTATTAAAGTCATCAATATTAGTTTCATCTAATTTTTCATAATGTAACCATCGCCTTGTCATTTTATTCAAAATAATGTCATGTACGTCTTTGTGATAAATAGTTTCATCTTCACCAAATGTTATTAGCAAATGATAGTTTGGGTCAAACATTTTGTTTAATTCTTCTTTTTTATCTACAATAAAAATACTACATAGAAATTTATCTTTATTTGCATTTATAAATTCATCTACGTAGGAATATTTATCATATCTAAAAAATAATATATACGGGTATTTCATTATAATTTAATAAATAACTTTTTTTTAAATTATAATTATAATAATTTGTTAACTGGGTAATAATATTTATTACATTTCTAAAAGGTGGAAAGTTTTGCGCAACTTTTTCTAAAAGGTGGAAAGTTTTGCGCAACTTTTTGAAAAAGTTGCTTAGTATTTAAAATTATAATAATCAGTACTAGCATTTCTTGTTTGATACGAGTATGCTGGATTTTGTGGCGTAGGAGTAGGAATAGTAACTTGTTTATACCGTAAATTTTCAGGTTTCAATACAAAAGCATACCCGCCTTCATTGAAGAAATTTGTATTTTCTTTTAAAAAATTGTCTACGTATTGATACCGCATTGCAACCATTTGACATCCTGCAGCTCTACATAACAAACCACTAGGGTTGGTTGGGTTCACTCCAGAATCTGGATAAACAAGCGTCATACATCTTTGGTTAAATTGTTCTAATTCATTAATGTCGGGTGTATTTTTTACGTTGTAATACGATAAAGCCCTTGTAAACACAGAGTTACTTGTCATATTCACATACTCCATAAATTCATTATTTTCCAAATAAGAATTATTTGATTTATCTACTATCAAAATAATTTTATTCATAAAAGACGTTAAAGGCTCTGCTCCAACGTTTTTACCATGATTTTCGTAACTATATTTTTTACCTAACATGATACTATCATAAGACTTAAATATTTTTGCTAAACCTTCGTATATAGATTGTTCATTGCTTTTAATTCTTAAATGAATAATTAGAGGATCAGTTGGATTAGGAGCCGTTCCACCAGAAAAAGCATAATTGCTTATTATTTTCATTACTTCACTAAATTTAACACTATTAAACGTTTCTTTTACAAAATAATTTTTAGAATTTGAGATACTACTTGATACAACTGGAATATTATCAACATTATATATTTCAAAATCCAAACAACGTACACCTTCTTTAAGAATACTTTTTAAAATACAAGTATCTACATAATCGTTTTGATAACTTCCTCCACTACAGGCATTAAAAGCGGTTTTTACATAATAATCATATAAATTACCACTACAATCAGGATTATTTGGAGATACAGGTTTTATATTTCCGTTTATTGATGGATATAACATATTTAAATAACTACATTCTTTTGACTGAAGACTAGTCAAATAAATCATATAAGAGACATAACTGATTACAATAATTATTATAAGTGCTAAAATAAAATAAGCTACAAAATCTTCGTTCATATTATATATTGATTTCATGTTCAAGTTTAAATTTTGATTTACCATACTTAATATAATATAATAATATTATTTAGAATTAAATAATAATATTATATATTAATTACTAATAATATTATAATCATGGCAGGTGGATTATTAAATTTAGTATCAAGTGGACAACAAAACGTAATATTAAATGGTAATCCTTCAAAAACTTTTTGGAAAGCAGCTTATTTAAAATATACTAATTTTGGTATGCAAAAATTCAGAATAGATTTTGAAGGGAGTACAACTTTGAGGTTGAATGAATCATCTACATTTCAATTCAAAGTGCCAAGATATGCGGATTTATTGATGGATACTTATATTGTTTTGGATTTACCATCTATATGGAGTCCAATTTTACCTCCTCAAGAATACGTAAATGAAGATGGGACAACTTCATATACTGATTGGGCTCCATATGAGTTCAAATGGATAGATTACATAGGAGCCACTATGATTGAAAAAATAACAATCAATTGTGGTAATCAAAAATTACAGGAATATTCTGGTTCTTACATATTGAATATGTCTCGTAGAGATTTTACAGGTCAAAAATTGAAATTATTTTATGAAATGATTGGACACGTTCCTGGATTAGTTGATCCCGCAAATGCAAATAGTAGAGTCAACTCTTATCCAAATTCTTATTACACAGATAATCTTGCTGGCGCGGAACCCTCTATAAGAGGAAGACAATTGTATATTCCTTTGAATTCGTGGTTTACATTAAAAACACAAATGGCATTCCCTTTGGTTTCATTACAATATAATGAATTGCAAATTTATGTAACAATTAGACCTATAGGTGAATTATTCAAAATTAGAGATGTTTTTGATTCAGTTAATAATTATCCATACGTTGCGCCTAATTTCAATCAATACCAGAATCAAATGTATAGATTTTTACAAACACCGCCTGATATAGAGTTGGGTATTAATTCTTATTTAGATCAGCGTAGTGTATGGTTTCCAAATATACATTTAATGTCAACATATAGTTTTCTTTCAAACGATGAATCTCGTATATTTGCTAAAAATGAACAGAAATATTTATTCAAACAAGTAAATGAAAGTGTATTTTATAATGTCACTGGTCCAAATAAAGTAGATTTAGACTCTCTTGGTTTAATTTCAAGTTGGATGTTTTATTTTCAAAGAAGTGATGCAAATCTACGTAACGAGTGGACAAATTATACAAATTGGCCATATAATTATTTACCATCAGACGTTAGTCCCGCTCAGAGTTGTGGAAATTATGTTTTAAGCAATGGTAAAAACATTGGTCCAGGAGTTAACCCTGACGGACTTTTAACTGGCTATATGACGTCAGGTACTTTTACTCCTCAAAATATTAAAGAAATATTAATTAGTATGGGTATTTTACTAGACGGTCAATATAGAGAAAATATACTGGACGTTGGGGTGTTTAACTATATAGAAAAATTTACTAGAACCTCTGGTGCTGCACCAGAAGGACTATACTGTTATAATTTTTGTTTAAATACCTCCCCTTTAGATCTTCAACCGTCGGGTGCTATCAATATGAATCGTTTTAATCAAGTACAATTGGATTTTACAACAGTCATCCCTGCATTGGACCCGTTAGCCCAAGTTTTGACAATTTGTGACCCACAATCGGGAGATATTGTGGGTATTAATAAACCAACATGGAGAATTTATGAATATAATTACAATTTGTATGTCATGGAAGAACGAATTAATATGGTAGTATTTGTTGGTGGAAATGCTGGTTTGATGTATGCTACCTAATCCACATTTGGGAAAGGTGGAGCCAAATCGCAATCTTTTTGGGTTGAACTTTTTCTAAAAAGTCAATTGGAGCCAAAACCTTCAAATATTTTACAACACATCAACCTTTGAGAATAGTTGATGTTTTGTTTCTACTTTACTTTTTAGAAAAAAGGCAAGATTATTTGGTTCCACCTTTTTTAAAGGTGGATATGAATTGACAAAATAAAACCAACAAAACTCCTATGTAAACATCAAAAATAATAATAATATATTTATTACTATTATTTTCAATATTATAATAATACCATGGAATAGCAAATGCGCCATAAGCTAATTGTGTAATTTGAACACTAGTAATGTAGATTTTATATTTTCGTATTTTGTCTCCAAAAACTGGTATCAAAGAACAAAAATAGTATAAATACATTATTGAATGTACTCCCGAATTTAGTAAACTTGCAAAATATATTGCATCAAGCTTATATACGTAACCTAAATGCCAAATGAAAGTAGCGCCCATATGATGAAATTTTTGTAAAAATATAGGTTCTCTTTTTTTAGCATATAAAATAAATGTATCTATAAATTCATAATACTTTGAAAGATAGAACCAAAATAATAATGAATCTACTCCTGACATTTGAAAATAATATTGTTGTTGTGCAATAATACTATTTTTCCAAAATACACTGGATAAATGTATAAAAGTATACAAACTAAACATTTGTAAAGATAAATTATGAATTAATGAAAACAAGCGAACAGTATTTGGATGGATAGTTTGCAATTCTTTTTTTGATACATTTAAATAAAATAAATTCATTAATATTGGATAAAGATAATGAATCATTTATTTTGTTACGATAAGGGCGTTTGTATAAATAAATTGAATTATTGTTTTTAAGTAGTTTCCACAATTTTCAAGTGGTTCTTTTTTTTCAGCTGGTTTTAAGCCCTTCAGAGAATTTATTATATTTTTAACGATTTTTTTTCCCAAAAGTATTTTGACTTTTCAATTTTGGACATTTTTTTTGTCCATTTTTTGAAAATCAAAAAAAGTCTTGGAGAAAAATAAACTTTGTGACCATAATTGAAAATTAGCATG